CCCCCCTTAGTAAACCCGAAAGGTCGAAGCGGTGGAAAATAGACCCTGATTGCTTTTCGTCGTTGGTCAATAGTTTTACGTCACATTCCTGCTCGAAATTCTGCGCCCACGGGGCAAGGCAATATTTTACAAAACCGTTATCCATCATTTCAATGTTGTTGAAAGTGGAGCGGTCGAGTATATTTATCATGTGAGCGGGTACGCCGAAGATCCGGCAGGATTCGTAAGCCTGAAAAGTGCGTGTTTCATTCAGCGCGGCCTCCTGCGGGTTGTTTTTGACAGGCTGGAACTTCATGCCCGCATCCAAAACCATCGTGCTGCCGACGTTATTAACACCTGCGTATTTCCGGTTTATCTTATCTTCTATTTTTTGTCGGTCGGCAGGAGAAAGTGCGCCGGGATGCTCTACCACTCCGCCGACTGCCGCATTGTTGTGGTAGAAGTTGCCGCCGTAACTTGTTGCGTCAATGGACATATTTATCGACGCACTGAAATTGCTTGCAACGTCAAGACCGCCGTCCCATCCGTCCAAAGTCATGCCCCGAAGGTGTAAAACTTCGTACGGGAACAAAATTTCCTCCTGCACATAAGCGCCCACCCGGCGGTGCCATACATAGTAAATCTTTCCGTTTTCAGACGGATAGATCCAGTAGTCATCCGGCGGCATCCTTTCCAGCGACGCGGCCCGGCCATTCCCTTTGAAAGTGATTTTTGCACACGCATTCCCAAAACAAGCATCGGCAAACATATCCCGACGGAAATTAAAGGCTGTCACAAGTGGCGACGGCTCCAGGGTTTCCATTACATACAGCGGGTGTGTGGTTGCCGGTTCGGCCCCGTTTGGAGTGCGGCGGAACGGCTCGAAAGGAAGAGAAGCAAGGGTTTTGGAAACAACATCTACGGCAGCGTAAATAGACGGTACCGTAAGGGCTTTTTTCCGGGTGACTGTGCCCGACCCCGTAAACATGGCGTTATATTCGGCCCCCCAGGGAGCGTATGCGGCTTGCTGATTTTGTAGGCTGCGCACTTCATTCTCCAACGCGATTTCGCGGGATGTCCTGAGTTGTATATCGAAGCCTAAAACGCGCATGTAGTGTCTTTGCGCCAAAATTAGGCCGAAACGGTATTTTAAAGCGGTAACATTGTTGGCTTTGTGTCAAAACAAAAAAGCCCACTCGCTTTACAGCGGCGGGCATAGCAGAAATTTATACGAATGAAGTTACTTTAAATTGGGGTGGTATTTCTTTAGCCACCTCCGGCGGGTAACGCAAAACGAGCGGTAAGACGAATACTTTCTGCGTTTGAACGCCTCAAAATATTCATCCTCCAACTTTTCATACGTCTTTCTCCTGTCCTCTGTGTGGATCATAAACAGGTAATAGCGCTTCATAAAGCCGTCCACTTCGAGTAGGTCGAGGGCGGCGGCTTGTATTTCGATGGTTTCAGTCATGCCTTTACTGTTTTACCGTTCAAAATCCGCTCAATTGATTCGTGCCGTTGTTTGGCGGTTGTTTCCAGGTTGTAATGACTGCGAATCACATCCGCCGAAACCTCCCATGCTGCGCATGCGTGTTCATAATCGCTCGGCCACTTGTCAAAAGCGCATTGCCATCCATGTTTCCCCGCGTAATTCGTCAAACACACCCCGCCGGACATTGTGGCCTCAATCCATGCAATATTTGATTTTGCGTCGTTGAACTGATTCTCCACTAATGGCTTCCAAACACCGTTAAACCATTCCGCTTTCAATTGATCGAAATACGACACAATGCCGTCGGAATATTCCAAAAGCCGGATGTTTTGGCCGTGATCCAGCGAAGGTAGGCAACCCCAAAACGTCCATTGAGTAGCCTTGCTTTTGATTTGTTCATACACCTCAGCCCCGGCCAAATAAACATCTTCTTTTTGGATGTCTTTACCGCGCCACATCCAGCGGCCCCGGTCGGGCGCCGGTTCTTTCGGTAAATCTTCGGGCAAAATAGCGTTTGGGATAATTTCACCTTTTCCCAGGCAGTCGCATTCGTACAATAACTGCTCGGTACTTACCCAAAAGTAATCACACATGGAAAATATCTCCCTGGATATGTGGGCGCGATTGGCAAAGTACATTGCCTCTGTGTGATGCGCGGGCACGTTGGTGATTGCATCATCTATGTCCAAAATCAATTTCGCGTCGGGTCGAATACCCCGAACAAACCGCACAAATTCGAGCGTGTCCTGGTCCGAAGGACGCGAAAGGATGAAAAGATCGGTGTACCAAACATCGTCCGGTGTGGGCCTCCGGGTTGTTTTGATGTTGTACTTTCCGGGGTACAGGTAGCGCATAACCATAAACGGGCGGTACAGTCGCCACCATGTGACAGCGTTAAGGGTTTCGTATTCTCTGATTAGGATGTTAATCATTTTTGGCGCATTTTATAAACCTGAGCAACAAGCAACGCAATATTGGCGGCAATGGCAACAGAAAGCACAGCCAACCATGTAGGCAAAACAAACCAGGCCGAGATAATGGCCCCGATGCAGACGTAACTAATGTCCCGCAAAAATTCTCTGGCAAATTTTATAATTTCCTTCATAGCACCATCAAAATTTCTTCCTCTCTCATAATCAGATACTCGACCCCATCGTGTGTGATTTCGTGGCCACGGTACGCCCCGTAAAGAACAATGTCGCCCGGCGTAACGGTCATTAAGTTGCCGTCTTTGCCCGGCCCTACGGCAATCACTTCGCCGCGTTGCGGTTTTTCTTTGGCCGTGTCGGGGATAAATACCGCCTTTGGTTTTTTCCTCAGCGGGGAATGGTTTGATAATTACTCGGTCGTTAATAGGTTGCATATTATAGCCACTTTGGCGGTTTTGTTTCGTTATCGTCTTTGTATTCGCCCCAAAGCGCATAGGCCAGGGCAATCACAATGCAGACAAAAATTATAATTCCTATTCGCATGGTAAGCCGGTTAATTCAGTCCACAGTCTTTGCAAATACGATTCACCCTCTACTTGCCAGATTTTGAAACTTTCCGCGTGGTGGTGATCGGGAAAACCGTTTTGAGAAAAGGCAACCATGTAATTTTCCATTTTGCGTTTGAATTGCGGGTATGATCGAAGGGAATAGTGGCGGTAATGGGCCAGTGTCTTAGACTTAACCAATGTTGCAGATTCGGCGACACCCTCAATTATGTGGTTTCCCATGCTGATAGTCATTTCGGGCGTGAGTTTTCCAAAACACTTCCTTTGCGGCTCCTGCCAGGCCTCGGCTCCGTCCGGCAGCACGTTTAAATATGATATTTCAATCCAGCCCTTCCAGTCTGGCTTTGCGCGGCGCTCAAGACCGCGAAGCCATCCCGACAAATCTTCGCCCTCCGGCAACACCAAAAACTCATCCGCATCCGCCGGAAAAATCCAGTCGCAACCGTCGGCGAGGGCGCGGTTTTTCAGGTCGTTGATGACGCGGCGGCCGGGCCAGTCGGTGGCGGTGTCTCGCGTGATATTAACCAAACACGACAAGTGCCAATCGCTATTTTTTTCGTTTCGGAAATCTTCAGCGATCTCCACGCTGTCATCAACGCTTCCATTGTCGCACAGATAAAAGTGCCGCACACCAAGCGCATACCAATGCTCCAGGCATTTACCCAAAATATCCGCTTCGTCGCGGAACATCATTAAGACGGCTGGTTTCATGCTCCAATGTATTTTAATACGAAACACATTCCGTTTTGAACTTTTTTGTCGGGTACCTCCACCGCGCACGTCTCCCAATTGGCCCCCCACTCCCGCGTATAAATCCACATCAGCATATTTGCAAACCCCTGCGGCTCCCATCGGGTGTGGTGTTCGTCTGTTTCAACTTCGGGCGCGGGCGTTGTGCCTTCGTGGCGGTCGATCAATTCTTGCAGCGGGGTAATTGGTTTGTCCCGGTCACTTTCCAGCGCATCCCGCAACGGCGCAATAATGAAAATATACTTTGTCGCTACCCGCATCCATTCTTTGATCGCTCCGATCGGATCGTAAAAATGCTCGATCACATGCGAGGAAATGACAAAATCGTAGGACTTATCCGGGAAAGGTAATTGGTTACCGGGCGCGACCACATCCACGGGCATTACTTCGCCGCAAAGCCTTACCTGTTCCAGCGCGTAGGGCTCGAATGCAAGGTCTGTGTGGTGAATGCGGTCTACATTGATCGTGTCCAGGCCAAACGAATTGTGTGCCGAATCCCCGATGCTTATCCCCTTTAGGCCATCCAAAAGGTCATGCGCTAACTTTGATTCTGGAAAAAACTTGGAGTGATATATTGGCATTTTAATGATTTTTTGATTCGATAAAATGGCGCATCGGAATGGCTTGTATTGAATCTGTAATTAAACATTTTGGCAAGTGTTCTTTTGCTCCAACCCATCCCACTATTATTACCTGGAAAATTTATATTTTTCATTATGCTCTTGCATTTCTTTGTCGCACTGTTTTCGTATGTCGGTTATCTCATTAACCGTCAGGTCTCCGCCCTGATCTTGAATGGCGCAGAAAATTCGATACATGAGCAATATCCCGAAGTCGGTTAAATTAATGCCTGCGATTGCCGTTGCAATGCGCATTCTTTCCGCAAAATCAATATCCGGTATGCTGGTTTCTTTCATTTTTAAGTATTTGAGTTAAGGGAGCCCGCGCCGCACCGCCGACTTCCAGGCCCACAAGGCCGTCGAGTAGTTGGTGTGCAAGGGCGGATTCGGGGAAAAATTTAGATGGTCGTATTGGCATTAACTTTCAATTAAAACATTGACATAAATCGTTTTTTCTATCCTACCTATCGCCTGAAAATAAGCGGGCGTTATACTTTCGATGGTGCAATGAAGGCAATGATCATTAAACTGCGACATAAATAATGTGCCTTTTGATGGCAGTCCAAAATCGTCAATATGTTTTCCTAAACTCCTGCCAATAAAACTTAGCCAAAAAAGGCGCTTATCGTCCGGGAAGTATTCATTTATAGATTTTGGCGATTGCCCGTCTGGCTTATTCAGCCGAGGGAATAACACAATATCATACAAGGATTTTGTAGCCGCCTTGCAATAGTATTCTGCGGTATCTACTTCGTATAAAGGGTCATCTGGTGAAAAATAATATTCGTTTTCCATTTTTTACAATCTTAAAAGTTGAGAATCATCTTCCAGCAAGTAAGAAGAAATCACCGGCTCCTGCCTGTCTGTCAACCATTGCCCTATGGCGTTGAGTGTGGCGGCAATAAAGTCGATTTTATCAGCGCTTGCGCCCTTGCTTGGTAGATGGTTTTGGTTTCTATCGTACTGCATTACTATGTTTGACATCATCCACCGCGCTACCGGGTTTCCGTCGTGCAAAACAACCTCTACCTTATTCCCTTCCGCCGCCATTTTTTCCGCATATTCTGGATTTGCACCCCATACCGTCCTTTCAAAGTGTTGCGCGGGCGGCCCTAATTCGCCCCATGACTGTTGGTAAATCTCCATGGTTATGCCCGCTTCAATCAATCGGGGTGTTAACCATGCCGAATATTTACTATCATAAGCAATTGCGCGAAGGCGAAGCGGGGTAACAACCTTCATTATGTCCTCAAATATCACATTGTAATCCGTAACATTCCCGCTTGTGGCTTTCAAATACCCTTCATCTGCCCACTGAGACAAATATGGCCTGTTTTTTTTGGTTGTTTCGAGCGCCGCTTCGGGTATCCAAAAGTAGGGAATAATCACATATTTTTGGCCTTCTCTGGCAGGTGGAAAATAAAGCACAAAAGAGTTAAAATCCTTTGTGTTCGCTAAGTCAAGCCCGCCCCAGCATTGCCGCAATTTTAAATCCTCCCAGTCTATCGCCCCGGCGCATTGCATCCACTCTGCGTCTGTTACCCATCCATCGTGTGAAGCAAATTCTTCATTCAGGTTTTTAACCCTGAAATCTACCTCTTTCGTTATGCCTTGGGTGCCGATCTTATTGTACTCAGTCATCAGGGTGTCAACCGACAAACAATAGCCAATCCCTGGATTAACTTTTTTCCAAACCTCCGTATCCCGCCAATCGTCCCCCTCATCCATTTCATAAATAAACGGGAGAAGTTCATCATTTTCAACTATGCCCGAAAGCATATTTTTACATCCTCTCAAAAATTGGCTGTTTGGGCCGTTAGGTAGGTAACCCCCGGTTGTAATGATCCACGTCAAAGGGTCGGGTGTTTTTACCATGCCCGATTCCATTTTGTTCATCAAGTCATCGTTCGGCCATTCGTGGTATTCATCGCAGATAATATACGAGGGGTTCA